TTAGCTACCTATCAGTACTAACAACACTTTCCATACTTCATCCAAAGGCAACACTGGCAGAACAACACCCATCAATGCCAACAATGGCACCATGACGTAGTTCCAGAGAACGATGAATGTAAGCACCCAACCTAGCCCCTGACGCCATGTGAAGCCCTTACGTGTTTCTTCAAGGGTGATCTGATTCTGCTCATGACTATTCTGTGCCTGTAGCTCATCTTTGCTTTGAGATCTCTTGGTAAAGTACCCAATCCCGCTTTTGACCAAATCAATGATCGTTGTTATCCATAACATTTTCTGTCTCCTGCTTCCGTTCCTGTTGGACGAGGTAACACCACGCCCGATATCCTTTATGCTGTAATGGGAAGGACATGAGCACTTGAACGTCATGAACAATCCCTGATATCTCCCATTGCGTCTTTTCTCCTACTTCTAACCGTGGTTCTGACCCTTTAAGAAAACTGATAGCCAGTAGATCACCACCATCTTTCAGTACTTTCTTCTTAATGAGTTTGTGAGTTGCATAAACCTTGTCGTAAGGATAAGTCGTTGAACACGGTACTACCCCGTGTAATTGCTGATTCTGTAGTTCTTCATGCGGGTAGCATGGAAACTGAGTGATGTATTCATTTAGTTCCATCTGAACGTAAAACTCCCTTTCATATTGCTGAATTCCTGTGTTGCGTACTTGCTGCTTTGTTTGTAAAAGTCGAACAGTTGTTTTCTCTTACGGGCGGCAATGACACCAATAACTCTTTCTGTACGCGATTTACGTTTCGGTGTCTTAGTATCAATGATGTATTTACGTCCACCTTTCTCAATAGTCTTATAACGCCCCGATTTCAATCTAGGGCGTAATCCCTGTATGTTTCCTTCCTTCGTGAGTTTTGCATTAGTGGTAGGAATGATTTTCTCACCTGCTTTTTCACTACTGCCTAAGACGAATTTAAGGTATTTCGTCTGGTTTCTCTGTACTGTAATGTTGTTGTAAACGGTACTTGACGATCGACTATTATTAGACGTAAATCCAATCGCTTTCTGGGTAAAACTCACTGCACCGCCTTTTACCTTAGTACTGATGTCATTTTGAATTTTATCGGATACAATTTTAGCCCTACGGGTTAATTCACTATTAAATTGATTACCCCATTGTTGACCATTACGATTTAACTGATTGGATACACTTTGAGGGCTGGTATTCCAACGCCCTGTTATACCAGCCATGACAGTATTTCCTGAATAATCTTCGTAGTACTGCCCTTGTTCTTAATCAAACGGGTTTTAGTCATAATTGCCTTATTAAGACATTGACTATCTGAGCCGAAGATACTGATTAAGGCAGTTTCAACCAATGCCGCTTCCTGTACTGTTGGAAAACACCATAGGATATTCTTAGTATGTTTCTCTCCATCTTCAATGTACTGTTTTACTGTCTTTGAACTTGAATTATATACAGGCCAATTACTTTCTTTCGCATCAGATTTACGCTGATTAATATGCTTTAATTTTTGATATGTTTGTTTAACACCAATATAGTACTCACCAGAATCAGGGAACTCTATGAGATATACAAAGGCGGCATATTCTGGCACATCATCTAATGACCAATCTTGAGGGTTATACATTTGCCATATCGTGTCCATGAATCACCCCCTGACAACATAGGCGATCATGTCATCTACACGATTCGGTGTTTGCCTGTACCAAAGACTATCTTTCACTTCGATAATTGCTGTTGCATAGTTTCCAGTACTTAATGCAGCAAGGAACTTCTTAAATCCCCGTGCCTTAGTTAAACCTAGCTGGAAGACCATCATCACAAGAAAATCATTCCAACGTGAATCTTTGGGAATCTTAATGTTTAATTTTTTCACATCTTGCTTTGCTCGTTGGATATCGGCATGTAGTAATAAATCCGCTTCAACTTCTGTTATGCCATTCTTGAATGTCTGATTTTCATTTCCAACGATTAAATGACCATATCCAATAGTTTCATATCCAAGATGATCTTTGTAGATTCTGAATTTATTATTTCGGTAATATCCCAACTTTGTTTGATATGTTTTAGTACCTTCATACTGTTTTAATTTTTCATACAAATCCATTTGTATTTTCTCCATAATGATTTCTATACATTTATTTATAGAGAAACAAAAAAAGTGGCCTACAATGAGGCCACCTGTTACTTGTCGAGTATTGTCAAAATCCTTACGATATTCTGATTTATTTGTGTCAACTGTTCTTCGAGTTTTTCAAGATTATCCTTTAGTGCTTCTTGTTCAGTTTTCAAAGTACTGATACTTTGCTTCACAAGAGCAGTTTCAGACTCAAGTTTAATCACGCGATCAGTAAGTGTTTCACCGTCACGCTTCTTATCCCTATATAATGTCCAGAAAAAACCAAGTACACCCACGACACACAATATAATTGCTATTGCGATATCCATTATTAGTTCCTGTTATTGTTATTTTCCACTATAGTTATTTATGAATGAAAACTCACACTATCATATTTAGAAACTATTATATTGTGGGGTAATACATTGATGCTAACATTTCCCTGAGTACCTGAAGTTGAATATGAAATGACTATTGGTACGTTAGATTCTCCCGCACCTATTATTGCTCCTCCACCAAAAACCATTTGTTGCTTCCCATCTTGACCTGTCGTACTTCGTATTGATACCTGTTGAGAAAATGCATTATTACCGTTTATACTACATGAAACAGCAACATTACCTGAACCTGGTATCTGTGTTGTTTGAGCATTAATAATTACACAGGGTATATTTATATAAACTGGATATGAAAATCCACCAGTAAAATATATAGTATATGTCTGAGTACCTGCGGAAAAACTACGTGCTGGACATGGATGAATATTACTGATATCACCAACAAGTCTATTCGCGTAAATCGTACCGCTAAATTCGCCATCAGTTGCGTAGACAGTTCCCCTAACCGTAACATTGTTGAATTGGCTATTCCCGTTCTTGTTTATCATCCACCCAGATGAACCAGACACATAATTTTCACTTTGTATCTGCTGACTTATTTTTGCTGAGGTAATAGATGCATTTGATATTTTACCCTCAGTAACACTCAAATCTGCTATCTTAGCATTTGTAATTGAAGCATCCTGTATCTTGACAGTATTTATACTTCCATTAACAATCTTAGCATTAGATATACTTGCGTCTGCGATAAGTGCAGTGCCGATACTGGCATTCTTAATCATTGCGTTATTTAGATAAACAATACCATTATCAATGGTGAATGGACTCTTAGCATTAGTACCTGAACCAGCAGATGGTGTAACAATAAATTTATCGGCAGTGAAATATAATGCCGAATTGCTTACACTCCCATCTTGTGCCATTAATTTAATACCAGCTACCATGCCGTTAGCTTGTACTGCTAATGAATAACTTGAATTAATTGTACCTCTTAACGCATTAACATCAGTACTGATCTTAGTATTAACACTAGCGATATTATTATTCAGATTAGTTTGTACTTGATTTATCGCAGTAGCATTAGTCTGATCTGCCAGAACCAGAGTACTATTCAATTGGGTGATTTGAGCATTAACCTTATTATAGATATTAGCATTACTACACTGAATACCCGTTACATACCAATGATTAGTATCTGTATGGCCTTGATCTATTTGAACCCAAACACGAGCGTGTGCCCGACCGTTTGGAATAGTAACAGTACCTTCAATTTTAACCCATTGATCACTTGCTGCTCTTCTGACTCCATAATAAAAACCAACAATGCCTCCAGTCTTATTGTAGACATATAACCCAATACCTACTGGTGCTACGTTTTGACTATCTGTAGCTGTAAACATACTGAGATTAAAAATATCTCCACCCGTAACAGGGATGGCTTTTGTACCAATGGCATCGCGACCAGAAACCCTATATACATTAGTAGTCGGAGCATATGGTGGATTAGGATCAACAACAATAACTGCATTATGATCAAAACCATTAAGTAGTGTTGTATCTGCATTTGGATTTATGAATAAGTTTCCATTTAATTCACTACGTATTTGATTAAATTGCGTAGCATTAGCGGTGTTTTTTGTAACAATTGTGTTATTGAGATTAGTTATATTACTGTTTGCCGTATTAATCTGACCTGTGAACTTAGTATCTAGATTAGTAATTAGCGTACTGTTAGCCTTATCACCATCACTTACTGTCTTTTCTAATATTGTGATTTTACTGCTTGTATCTGATATTTTATTATTCGTTGATGTTTCAAGTGTGGTGATTTTCTGATTTAACGCACTATCTGCATTTGTATATGATGTTGTTAACTTTGTTTCACTCGCCGATATTTTATTACCCGTATCGGTGATTACCTCACTCTTAGCCTGTGCGATCTTAGTTGTAGTATTGGTATTTGCCGTTTGGATAGCATTAGCCATCTGCTTATCTGCATATCCTTTAGCATCATCAAGTACTGTTGATAGTTCTCCACTCAGGTCTAATAAGTCCTGAATGTTGTCTACATCTTCCTGTGAGAATTGATATTCACTTTTGATACTGATATTTTGTTCAGTACTGAAAATGATGTTATCAGTGCCAAATACGTCATAATGACCCACTCGGATTTTATATATACCATCATCGAGATTAATACTTGTGAATTCACTTTCTGTTGTATTGGTTATAGTACTTTTTCCAACACTGTCAGTAATAACAATCTGCGTTCCTGCATAATCCTTTTCATTTGATTTAGTCCATGAGACATACACACTTCCAAAACCACCTTTTACCACTACGGTAGAGGGCATGGCATGTTGTTTATTCTCAACGGTTAACTTAATCTCCTGTGAATACGTACCAGAGTTAAAGCCATGTGCAATAATACCAATTTCTAATTTACGGCCTACGGGATTCAAATCACGAGTTAAATCAAAACTATTAGATGTAGTACTAAATGATTTAATATAGGTACTGCCATCATATAATCTGACTTCATAGTATCTAAAGTAGTCACTGAATTTCTTACCATTTACGATCAGACTATTTTGTTCATCCCATTGAAAGCGAAAGTCTTGTGCATCTGTAATCAACGTACTGGTAGTACTGTTTATCAATTTCAAACCAGTGATCGAAGGTAAGGTAAAATCATAATCTGGTTTAACATTTCCAGTACTGATCAATGCTGATACATATCCTAAATTATTATATGCCTGTACTGCAAATTGATATGCATTGGTTGTTGGTAATGATATTTCAAATGATGATGTATATCTATTGACTGAACCAATATCAAGCCATGTATTTGAAGTACTTTCGCGATATTTTACATAATAACCAGAAAGATTATGATCAGTACTATGATCCCATGTAACAGTAACAATATTGCCAGTACTTGACATGCCTTTTTTAACTACTTGGATATTTCTTGGAGCGATTACTGTACTTGCATCAGGTAGATTCGTTTTAAAACCATCCTGTGGGAATATACCTGTATCAGTACCTTCATATATTTCATCATAGTATTCAACGCATGATAATTGGCATAAACCGATTTGTTCTGCGGAGAATGGGAGTGTTTTACTCACTACACGAAACTTCTTCTCAAGATAACCTAACTCATCATAGGTGATAGTGATAACATCCCACACCGAAACATTCAGTGCATCATAAGTATTAAACTGGATAGTACTGTTAACATATTTGGATTTTAAAATCTCTGGATTGACTAATTTAGCCAATTGTCCTTTATCCTGTACTAGTAGGTAGTCCTCATCTTTCTTTTTGATAGTTCCATCTTTGACAAGAATACCCGACTCCATAATATTACTTGGAAAACGGATAACGTCGTTGGCATAGTCATTCTTTGGATTGGTGTAGGATGCATCAATACAATTGTAATAATCATTTTGACTTCCTGAGTTTAACTGTACTGAACCAATGATATTATCTTCACTGAAAGATGCTACAGACAGATCGGCAATATCCAGTGCAATCTTAAATTTACTTCCAGACTGATAAAGTACTCCACCGAATGTTTGTAAGATCGACTCTATATTACGCTTAAATGATTTATCATAACTGATAGTACCATTACACCTTAGTTGATTATTCTCACAGTACTGTGCTGCAATGCGGAAACTGTCTGTATCAATGTCTGCGGGATCAATTCCTAAGCCAAAATAATTATCCGTAATGTAATCTGTGAGGATTGAGACAGGATTTGAAGATGTTTTAATCGTATTAGTCAGAACATCATTAATCTTACGACCACGCATCTCAACGGCAAGAGCATAATTATAATTTACTAATATGCCGTCAATTTGGCTATCTTGTGTCTTGCGAATAACAGAAGTGATAGTAACAAGGCCATCACCTCGCATTTCATTAGTCCAACGATCACTGCCGTACTGTTTTGCAAGTGACATTGAATCATCATATGAGTCTTTTCCAAAGCGTACTTCCAACTGTAGATATGGCCTAAACCGATCTTTGATGTAAGCAGAAGGTATAATCCCTTCCTGTGTAATCGGTGTTCCAAGTACTGCCACATTGTCGAAATATAATTGATTGATGAAATTATCGACCTCACCAATACTGATACAGTGAACCGTACATAGATAATTACTCTGTTCATTTTGAACATTCTGCCACGCGATAATTGAACCAGTCTTAATCAATGCATCATGTTCTCCGCCATATACAATCGGAATACCCGTACTTGGCGATGTTGAACGCGATGATTGACTAGATGTGCTGGAGTATTGCGTATTCCCTAAGTCTCCAACTTTCATCATCATTGAAGAGGCAAGATAAGAGGCTGCGGCTGCGGCAACCCCTGCCGCTATAATCCATCCCATTGTTAATGATGCTGCGTAGGCTGCTCCGGCTGCTGAAAGCCCAGCAATGATCGCACCTACTGCTGCTGCTACTGCCATACTTTATTTCCCTATATAATAAATCTCCCATTCATCCAATGAACAGAAATGTGCTAATTCGTATTTGTTGTTATTGAGTACTAAAACCCGCCCATTCCAATAAGTACTGGCATGATTACCTTTAAGTAATATGCATCCATTACTTGGAATAGAGTGTTTAGTTCCTACAGTATTTAGTAGATCACGTAATGTTGGGTATAGCGTGGTTCTTGAATATATCCATCCAGATTTAGGATCATGATACTTTCCATGATAGATATCCCTATACGATGTTCCTGATTGAATATCGATTATCGTGAGTACAAGTATATGACAATCATTAATGCCGTAGATTAACTCTTGATTTAGTAGACTTTGAATATATTTTAGGATTTCCATATCTGACTACTTTGTATAACACCAATAAGATCAAAGAACTTATCCCCTTTATGAACTGATTGATGTACTGAAGTACTGGATAGTACTCGCTGTGTTTGATCTAACTTCTTCCATGTACTGTTAATATTGATAGTTAACTCATTCTTACCCTCAAGTAGATTAATATCAGTATTGAAACCATCGATATAACCCGTAAAATAACGTATGTGAGAAATGACAAGGCCATTGACAGGGTTAAGAATGGTCATATATATGTGAACCTTTGCATTGTTCAGTGTGCCATTTAAAGCCATTGAAAGGTATGATTGCTGTACATTCGATACCTTGAAAGACGTACCATTATTATTGATATCTTTCTTCTCAGTTACAGTACTGAAACTCGAATCAAGGAAATCAGGGCTGGCGATATATGTCACACCATTAGCTTCAATATCTACATAGGCATCAGTTAGGAAAAATGCGGGACTGTTAACAGGTATAACATCAACACATTTAACAATGATCCCCATTGAGTAAATTTCTTGTTCTGTAAGACGTGTTTTGTTATGTCCTCTGGTAAGATTCCAGTACTCCAATAAATCCGTGTTGGTGAGTAGTGATTCATCGATTATCATGCTGTAATGTCCTCTACTGCTGTAAAAGTTTGTTGTAATATCTTCTCCGATTTGTACTGATATTGGTTCTTATCGACATTCAGAATGAAAGTACCTTTAATATCGTTGTATTTAATTGTTTCATTTTCCTGTACTGATTGTCGTAGGCTGGGGAATATCGATAGATTTTCACCATCATTAGCAATGATTCGGTAAATCTTCTTATGGCCTGAGAACTGAATCAACGTACCTACTTCAAGATCGGAATCGCAGCTTATTTTATACGTATTCTTATTAACGACGTTCAGTACTGTTACTGTGTCTTTCTGGATGCCGTTATACATTGAATACCATCCAAGAGACATTTCAAACGATTTTCCCTGACTATGCTCTGTGATCCATTGTTGAAATTTCAATCTATCTTCAATATTTAAACTTACCTGAAAACTGATATCAAAGTACTGAATTCCCGTTGAACGTTGAATCAAACGGCCTGAATTGGCCTGATTTTTATACATGGGTTGATTATCAGACAGTACAAAACTACTGATTAAAAAATTGTCCATAATATAACTTCCTTATTGTTATTATTATCATGTAGTATTTATGAGGGTAGTGCTGGATTCGGTGTGTGGTGTGTAGTTGGATGGATTCAGTGCTACCTACCTTTGTGAAATTTATGTAAAGACAGGACTTACACATGAGTAGCAGCCTAAAATTAAAAGCATATGTTTATTGGTTCATTTTCAAAAGATATTTTAAAAAAGTTAACTGGCAAATAGTTTCAATCGTAATACCTTTGATTATTTTCACTTCCACAATAGCTTTTGACTCTAAAAAGGCAAGAGAAAATGAAGAAAGCACTAAAAGTAACATACGATTAATGCTTGCATCAGAAATTAAATTCAATCTTCTAACATTAACCACTTCAGGAAAACGAGATGACGCACTAGATAATTTATTGTTTTGTGCTGAACTCCCTGAAGATCCTGTTAATAAATCCAAGAATCTGATCACTCTTTCAAACTATATAAGCAATGACATATATAATGCTTATTTAGATAAGTTGAGCATTCTTGAATCTTCTGAAAATGCTGCTTTAGTACAATATTACAATGCTATCCGAAGATTTAAACGTATGGCAACTAACTTAGAAAATAAGTCAGCAAGTGAGTTAATAACATCCCTTGATGAAATATCTCTTATGGAGAAAGAATTTCTCAACATTTATTACCAATCGTCTGGTGTATTTTCTTTAATACGCAGTAAGAATTCAAAGATACCCGCTCTATAACCTAAACAGTACTAGTATGGTTGCGGTGCCAGTACTGCCTGCTTTACTGGAAGGCACAGCCCCCACAGCCCTATTACTGCATGTTAAGTATGATTAGTGGGCACACCCTATGATCATTATATTAAAGATCTATTAATAGGGGGGTGTGCCCATTAATGAGAATAATTCTCAGCGATCAAGAGTTTCGTTGCTGCGATTGGCGTACTGCCTGTACCAACGAGTCACGGTGTTTCTGTAACATCCGATTGAATTCAGCATCGGTAAGCTGACCGGAACCTTGAACAATCAACGGTGCGTTAATTTCAATATTTCCAGTACTGTTATTATCATCCGAAGACTTCAGGAATCGTGATAAATCTTGGTTCAAAGCCGCACCAACAACACGTTCCCCTTTCTCAAGGTTCCATGTTCCCGTATTGGGTACATTGTCGATACCATCATGTGCCTGACCTACCGTAGTGCCTTTGATAGTACTGATAATACTTGCACCTTGTGCCAATGCCTGAGCACCTGCTGCAATCCCCATAGGCCAGCCTAGAGCCATCGCCTTTGCTACTGACTGCTGTATCGCTATCATCGATTCTGCTATCGCTAATCCCTTACTGACAGCAAAGGCCGCTTTCGCAGCACCAGACTGTTTACCAAAAGCACCTGAGAGAATCGTGCCTAATGAGTTTGCCATTCCTCCCATCATGGAAAGTTGAGCGTTGGTCTGATTAACCATAAGGTTCATACTGTCTTGATTATATTTGTCCTCAAGCTGTTTCTTACGCTCAAGGTACTGTTCAAGGCTTAATGTCTTATTTGCCAGTAACTGATTATTAAGTATTAGCTCGTTATTGTGCTGTTCCTGTAATGCATCTAAATCAAGCCCCAAGCCACGAGTATCAAAGGGGTTGCTATCATCCCGATCAATACCAGCATTCTTATTCATATTCTTTAAGAGATCTGAACGCTGTTCAGTACTGAGATTATCCCCAATGGCAGCCAGATTTTTCTGTAGCTTCTCTGGATCGGTTTCCTTGAGCATTTCATCAACCATCTGCTTGTATGCCTGACTACGTGCCGCATACTGCTTGGTCAATAATTCAGTCGTTTCCTGTTCGGTTAGCCCTGTTACTTTGGCGTTCTCTTTTAACTTACGCTCCATTTCGTCGTACTGGTAATTGAAACGCTGGATACGAACGGCTGAATCGCTGATGCCAATCTGTGACATTTGATTCTGTATTTCCCGTTGTGCCTGTAACTGCTTCTGCTTAAGGCGTTCTGCCTCTGCTGCGGCTTTCATGGCTGCGGCTTCTGCCTTTGCCCGTTCCTGTTCCTGATTAACCCATCCACCCGTTGGTGTGACTTCTGGCTTTTTAGTATTGTTATTAACGAAATCGAGTAAATCCTTAGCCTGATTATCTAATCGGGTTGTCACATCAATCGAGTAACCCACTTCCTGAACACCGTCTAATTTTCGGAATAACTTAGCAATAGCGGTATCACCGCCATACCAAAACTGACGTAACATTTCGTTGAAATCTGAACCCGTCCAGTCCTTGTTCAAAAGATCGAATAGTTTAGTGATCTCAATTACAGTCGGTGCCAATGCATTGGCCTTCCATGTACTGAATGATTCACTCAATGCCAGTACGTTTTTCTCGTAGTCACGGTATGCACGGGCGTTATCGTTTGTCAGGCCAACATGCTGTTTCTGTAGTGCATTAAGAAAGTCCTGCTGGTTGCTATACTGCTTCAACACATCCACCAGTTTGGAACCATCAGAACCCAATGTTTCAAGCATGTTTGTGATTTCTGCGGTTGATTTACCCGCATCACGGAGTTTGTAGTAGGCGTGGGTTAACGCTTCAATCCCGCCATTCTGCTTGTTCAGGTACTGATTAAACTCATTCAGTTTTAGTCCGTAGGCTTTCATATCTTCTGCTGGCCCTGAACCATCCCTGAATGCATCCCCTAAGTGGTCGAGTACATCACGGTTCAAATCACCAAACTTCTCAACATCAAGGCCAAGCCCCTGAAACAGAGTACGTAGACGTTGCAGATCTTCGACCGTTAAGCCTGAATTGCGTGATATCTCATTCAGTTGATTGGCATAGTCGGCACTTCCTGATATCAATGTTGCTAAGCCGCCAACGACTAAACCAGCTGCTCCCGCGAACCCAACGAGACCGCCAGATAAACCCATAACACCGCTGGTCATTGACGTAAAATTGCCCGATAACTGGCCTAAGATACCTCCGGCATTATTGCCAAATTGTTGAAACGCATTTCCACCCTGATTTAACGCATTAACAAGCCCCTGAGAGTTACCCGTAATAGTAAAGCTCATGGATTGATTATTGTTTGCCATCGCTATTTTCCTTAATGTCAAACAATGACATTATTTTATTATGATTTTCTTTTTTGCGATCCTGTATTAGTTCTTCCTGTGTCTTCCCTGAAATCAAACCATTTATATCAGCAAGAGCTAAAGGCGTGAATTTATCATAGTCATTCTTACCGACATGCCCACTTGCCATGTATATAGCAGATAATACTTGTCCATGTCGTAATTGATCAATATAACCGCCCGATGGTTCAATTAATGCATCGAGAACCATTAAGTACTGATAAAGTAAAAAGGGCATGGACATGATTTCCTCATATCCCATGCCCTTTTTGTTTATTTGTTTTAATGCATAGTGTAAGACAGGATCGCCTTTTACTTTTTTTCCATATCTGACATTGCTTCAATCAGTAGTTCATTAATCTTCTGGTAGATTTTAGTGTAGTACTGGAAATCCAGTTGATTTACTTCCTCTTCACTGCTGAAAATTTTATTACCATCAACATCAACGACACAATTCATAATGGTTTTACTCTGAGTATCGCACAGTTCATATTCAAGTACTGTTGGTAGACGAATGTATAGTTCAATACCTTCAATTTCAAATTTATGATTCTTGATACCAAGTACTTTGATGAGTTCCTGAAAATTCATATTACTCACCTGTTAGTACTTTTGATTCTACTGCTTTACCATCTACTGCAAGAGTGAATTCACGAACAACGGCTTGGTCTTTATCACCCGTAACGTTATCTTTTGAAATGAATCCGTTATAGACAACTGAATAGCCAGTAGTATTGGTTGCATTTTCATAGTAGGTAATACGTACTTGTACACGGGTTTGATTCTCACTTGCCTGTAGGAGTTTCGCATGTACTGCATTATCAGGAAGCCAGTTAACACTCAGGGTAATATCTGGAACCTGGCGAGATCCTAAAAGCTTTCTGTCGTATGTTGAATTAAACGACTTTACCGTAATCACCGTGCTCTCTGAACCACTTGTTGGGAAAACACCAATCTCTGGAATTACCTCAAATGTACTTGATACCGTGCTTCCTGCCGTACCTAATTCGACTTTAATATTCGCACCAGCGAAAATATTCATTGTCATTTTTAAATCCTTTTCTTAATAGTGAGTAACGGATTACTCACTTGTTTGTTCATCATCATTATTATTTATTTTGGGTTGTGAGTATATATAGACCAATTTAAATACGCATCGTTTTGATTCATACAGTTCAGTACTGTCATCTGATATGACTCGCTCTGTCGATTCATGGGTTATGCTTGATACGTTTACCTTTTCATTAACCAATGCGATTTTTAACTGTTGTGAATTCATAACTGAAAGTACATCAATAAGAGCACTGTTATTCAATGCTTCATCAGTACCCACAATGACGATATCAATATTCAACTCTGCCTGAATGTTATTACCCATTTTTACAGGCGTGTAAGTTTCAATCATATCACCAATAAACAAGGTGTATTGCTGTTCATCCTGTAGTTGTCTTTTGAATGGATTGTTAAGTACTATATTCTTTTCAGACAATAATAATGATGTGATTGTTTTTTGTATTTGATACATCATCATAATTTCGTTCCTGTTGCTTTCCGGTAGTACACATTAACCAGTCCTGATAAGTCATCCTGAATATTCTCAATGATATACTCAGTGTTGTTAATGTGAAAATGCTGCCCTACCTTTACTGAATCTCTTAGTGTCGTGAAGTAGTTTTGTTGTACTATTGTATCTTCAAAAACGACTTCTTCCTGTTCATGGATTATTTTTATTGTTTTACCATTCAGGACTAAATCCTCACCAAACGTATTCAGTAGTATTAGGGCATCATTTTGATTAAATGCCCCAGACATATTAAGCCGTAGTGACTTTTACAGCAGTGAAGTATTCAGGGCGTGTAATATTGAAATCTACGTCAGCAAATACGCGAAGATGAACCCCACCTTTTGCACGGCTTGTCGTATCATCACGGTCAATTGCTAATTGTGACCATTCGGCAAGTACTACCTGACTAAAATCACCAATAATAAATTGATCACGATCTGCTGCTGCAAAAACATATTCGTAAACGGGAATACCCAACATCCGATTATCACGGTCAATTAAGAATTGTTCTGGTGTGATATTAATAGTTTTTAATTTTGCCTTTAGGCTTGGAGACATAACGATAGACAATTTATCCGAGGATACTTTCATATCACCAATATCACCGATTAATTTTGTAATACGCTCATAGGTTAGGTCTGCAACTTTGATATTTTCCTTAAGAGCATTGACCATGATTTTATTAAATACAGCACGTTCTATCTTTTCAGCACTTCCAGAAATAATTGTCTCAGTTAAGTAACGCTCTGCTGCTGCGGTACTCTTCTGTAGTAATCGGGTAAGATAAACTCCAGTAGTAAAAGTACGGGGAGTTAAAACAATATTTTGGAATTGTGCGTTTGAATCAACTGCTGCGGTATCTTCATCAACAAAACCAGAACCAGCCGTAAAATCATCATAGAGCATTGGCAACTCAAGATTACCATCACCTTCTAACCCGCTAAAAATCTTCACAGGGAAGTTTTTCAATACGCTATTTTGACGTACAACATCAATGAATGAATCATACTGGATAGTATTTTGAATTAGCGTACCACCGCTTGATGGTGATGTACTGGTACGTTGTAGAGCAGACACAGGTAAAACAACACCATGATTGTTATATTCGCCTGCGGCACGTTCACCAGTAATTAATGAACGAATTGTATTTTGTAGGGAAAAGTTTTCCATTTGTATTTCTTCCTTGAATGTCATCTGGCGTTTGAATTCCTCAACGCTCTTCTTATTATTTATTGCTTCTTGAACAATCCTTTGTTCAATTCCGAACACTTTCCCCACTGAAATAATTTCATGGATACGTGTTTCTTCTTTATTTATTTCTTCGGATTCAGTACTGGTTTCTTGTTCTGGTTCAGTACTAACATCATTGTCAGTAACCGACTCGTTTGTTGATTCGTCTTCGTGATCCTGAAATTTCTTTAGTATTTCAGGGTTATTCTTAATGTATTCGAGTACGTCATCATCTGATTCAATACTACGCCCAACACCGACGTTATCGTCTGCCGGAACACTGACTAATGAAACCTCATAGGGAGTCCAGCGAGTTATTAATAAGTCATTACCTCTAAATTCATATTCATTGATTTCATAACCTACTGAAACTTTATTAAGTATTCCTTCCTGTACTTGATTATATTTTTCCTGTCCTAATCCATATTCGGAAAAACGAACTAATGCACGACCTACTTTGTCCACATCAATACTGACAGATTCAACCACACCAATAAGTGAATCAAAGTCATGATTGAATAGTAAAGCGGCATCGTTTTGTAATCGACGCAGATCTACATTCTGCATTCCATGCAAAAGAATCTCATTGTATATCTGTCCATTAATTTCACGTTCAACCGGAGTTTCAGAACTAAAACTAAGCATTACCGTTCTATCAGAAATATCATCACTCGATAGGTTTATCTCCCTCGTTTGATTCTTCTTGTTTAATTCCATCTGTTGTACTTCCTTGTACTGTTATATTCTCTTGTTTATTTATCTTTTCCCTCTCTGAATTGATTTCTTCAAATACACGAATTGGATCTTGTCCTAAATCACGAATAACTTGGGATTTTGACTTAACACCCATATCAACAAGTATTTGTTCATATTGAGCATCTTTATTTGGATCAAGGGATATTTGTTTCGGTAAGATATATTCTGCATTCTTGATATTATCAAAATCACTAAACGATAAATTTTTAAGTGTGTTTATCATGAATACCTTCAACCATTCCTGATAGATGGTTTTTAGTACTTTCGATATCATAAGATTACTACGGGTTTTCATTCCATCGCGTTGTATTCGATCTGACATTTTCGCCGCCGAGAATGAAGCATTAGCAGTATCACCAGTGAGATTTTGTTTTGTAGTACTTAACCCTGTCACAATGGTTTGCATGATAATTTCAGAGAATTCACTGATCTTATCCACTCCTGCTGTTGGGTTGATAGTTTCGATTGACTGCCCACGACCAAGTTCTTTAATGCTGCCAGGTTCTAAGTACTCAAAGTATTCCCGTTGCTGTTCTTCATCTTCATCAAGTAACCCACTGTCACTATCATTTTTAATGAAAGCCATCGCCGAACTACTGATGCGTTTGCCAATCAGTGTGGCTTCGATATAGCTGTTATAATCCTGTAGTGCTTTCAATGACGGACATAGATCGGGAATGCCCCTCTGCTGATTGGGGAACTCAGGAATGAAGTAGTGGATTATCTCATCGGCTGCTACACGCTTACATGAGGCTACCTGTAGTGAGTAGTTCAATGGATGAACATCAGCAATATGATATGCCTGTACCCGACCGTCGTGATCATATTCAATGCCATTGCTGATAAAATGACCATGTTGTAATAGTTCATTTTTAGTACTGGGTATTCTTGCTGAATCAATGATACTAAACTTCACTGATTGCCTATCTCGGTGAATCCGTATGAAGCATTCACCATCAATTGCCCTTGTACGCTCCACAAGTTGCTGGAACAAATCGATGGATAAAGATCCATCAAAAGAAAACTCACTCGCATTCTCTGACCAGTCATAAAATGCTTTTTCTAAACGTTCGGATAGCTCCTGATTTGTTGTTCCATCATGGCTAAGAGATCTTGGCCTGACGGTGATCCCATCAGCACCTACGACAAGATTGCTTGATAGGCTGACATAACGTTTTGCAAACGGGTTTTGTACTGAAAGGTGGCGACATGCTGATCGTAAACTTGGTAAGGATTGTCTCAGTACTTGATTGACGCTCCAGTTACCATATGCCCCGCCCATTGAAGACAGGCGATCACTACTGATACCCACAATCGAATCGCCAAATGTACGAGAATTATTAATCTCCTGAATTAATCTATTTGGGGTTAATGAACGAGTTCGTTTTGCTTTTGGTTGATGCGGCTCTGTCTGTGGTGGCGTATTATTATTTTTGTTTTGAAAAGGCCACATTCCTTGTGTCCTCCTGTATTATGTGCGTTCCTGTTTATTTAAACCTAAAATGAATAGTAGATTTAAAGAATGGCTCAGTGCCTGTACTCTTAACCTTCTTCTTCAACTTATTTATCTTTTCAGTTGTATCACCTTTCAATCTTAGAAGTACTTCCAACGATTCACGGATCAATGTTTTATTGTTGATAGTAAGTTGTGAATTATCATTTTTTATGCGAGCGTCAATGACTTCCTCAATATCGTTAAGTAGTTCTCTAAGATGGGTTAATTGGTCAGTACTTGAAAATGGATCTATTACGCTGACATTATATATTTCGATTATTTTTCCTGTTACATCTGAAAGTACTAAAACTTGATTATCACTCCATTCATCAGTTTGAAATGCTGCTTCATGTTCATCATCAGCGGTGTAATCTATATTGAAAGGTTTTCCTCTGATAGTGCTGTTAGCAACCATCTTGACGGTGAATGGCTCACCTTTATAAATTTTATATTTTCTATCCAAACCATGATCTCCCTGTTGAATTACGCCGTTGCGGTTGTGTTTTGGTTTTTATCTCTGGCATAATTGGTGTATTGATTTCTGTAGTATTTATAGTTTTCATTTCTTGTTTACTCGCATATTGACGTAATTCTTTAAATGGATGTCCGGTTAATTTACTGAGTGAGTACTTCATACATGCAAGTGAATAACCAAGACAATCAAGTGCTTCATTCCGCTTTTGTCCCTTCTTCAAATTCCACGAATATCCATCACCCTTACGTTTCAATTCTTCGCTTATAAGTTGTTCAAAGTAATCATCAGGCAGTTCATGACTGAACAGTACTTTCAGTGGTGCATCATCGGGGTTTTCAGATACGGCATTGATTACGAGTGAACGAATCCATGTCTTGAGTTCATGAACGTTAAGATTGAAGAATGTCTGGCCTTTACTGGTTGATTGTTGAAACATGGGGATTGTACGACTGCCCGATCCTTTGATCGGTTCAAGTACTGGATCACGTTGACAAAAGGCATGTACGGTATTTGTTGCTCGTCCATTGCCTGAGTCAATGAATGCTTTAAGTACTTTTACCTTTCGTCCTGATACTGTACGAAAACTTGATTTCACGAATGCCAATAACTGATCATAAGCAGTATCGCCTTTAACCTCACAGTTTATGCCGTAAAATATCTTATGCCCAAGTACGAATAGTTCCTTATCATTAAATCCGAGGACGGTAGCTTCTAATCTGTCTTGCTGTTGATCACATCCGATTGTTATTGCAAGTACTTCATCGGGTATTTTTTCAATATCAAATGAATCATCTCGTAGGTTTTCAAGTTTGATAATTTCAAGATCTTGTTGTAATTCAGAGTAATGTAGTCCGAGTACTGTGTTATAGAATGACTGGTTATTATATTCGTACCATGCCAACCTGAATTCTGAGATGATATCTTGGATAGTACTGTTAGGGCTATACAGGCGATTTATATAGAATCCTGCTGTATCGATAATTTCTGGTCTATGTCTGACCCAGAAGCCTTTAGAAACCATTCTGACACGTTGTGCTTCTGTGATTGGTTCATGGCAATCAGGGCAATGTAATTTTGCAGTCTTGGGATCGGGTAGTTTTCTGTTGCCTATTTGTTCCCATTCAAAATGAATATTTTCGAAAAGTAATTCATACTCATGTTGGCAATGAATGCATTTGACATGATAATGCCTTTGATCTGAGTTCTGAAACTCGATATCAATGGCGTCACCAGAGAATGTTGGAGTACTGGATATAAGTACTTTACCTTCTGCTCCAAAATCGGTAATACGTTGTTCTGCTAATCTAATCGGATTACCTTCGGGATCATTAAGGTCTACTGCTGATACTTCATCAAGAATTATCCGTTTAAGTGTTTTTCCTCTCAGGTGATTAGGACTTCCAAGAGACATAAAGTAAAGAAAATTGCCATCGCGTAATTGTATCTGGCTTGCATTGTTAGCGTATCGTTTATCATTTTTATCAGTTATTAGATTATTGAGTACTGAAACCTGTTCAATAGTTCTATCGATCTTTCCTGCTTTCCATTGCTTTAATTCATTTCCTGTCGCTTGTGCAATGCCAATATTACTTGAATCGGTATACATCCAGTAGAATAATGCAGAATTAAGGATTGTTGTCTTGGCTATTTGAGCACTGGTCTTATATACGACTTTCCGATACTGAGGGTTATCAATGATATCTAACATTTCCCGTTGAAAGGAATATAGTCGGATCTTTTGTCCAGCACTGGCACCATCTGGAAGTACTAAATGCGTTTCGGCGAATTCACTCGGTAGTAATTTTTGAGGGGGTAAAATACTATTGCGGGATTGATTAATTATCCTCTTTATCTTGTTGCTGTGGTTGTTCATCTTCCTTGCTGTTTTCCTCTTGCGGTAATTCATAATTGAACCTACCGCATTCATTCAGTACTTCATCAATCCGTGATTGAAGTACTCTTTTAATATCTATTGCCCTATCTTGTTCAAATAACTCTAAGTAGGTTTTATTCGGGATAGTCCTGAGATGATCACGTATACGTTTTAAATATGCTGATAATTCATTCTGTACTGCGGTGATTTCGATAAGTTCATCCATACATTGACGTACTGATATTTCAGCCGCTTCTGCTTCTGCGGTTAACTTGCGGAGTCTTTCACGTTGTATCTGTTCCTGCGTATCCGTATCGCGTAGGGGTTGTAATATGTTTTCTACTATCCACTGCCGTACTTCCTGCTCAGTACTGGATTTTGGATCGGGCATTCCCTTTTTTGCCCATGATTGGCGAACGGTAGACTCATCATAGCCGTACTGTTTGGCAATTGATCGATAACTGAGTGCCATATGTGTTTCTCCTGTGGCGTTCCTTGGCGTGTTCTCAGTTATTTATCTTCTTCTATTAACTGCATTATTAAGTAATGACATGAAAACATTACAGTGGGCACACCCTATGATCATTATATTAAAGATATATTAATAGAGGGGTGTGCCCATTAATGAGAATAGTTCTCAAATATTGAGGGTATCGTGGCGGGATTGTTCAAAAACCATACATACGTGAAAGAACATGCGGTGCCGAAACTACGCTGATGGTATTTTCTCTGGAGAACCTACTGTTTTCTACGAATATAGTTGCATCTCGAGTAAAATTATAAACGAACTTAGTGATAGGCGTAAAGTAATGAATATAAAAAGATGCAACAATAATAAAATTACTGCATCTAAGAATATTATACTATTTCAACCACACTACACTGACTTGGATTTTTTCTCACTCACGTTGATGAGTGTAACTTCATCCCCATCTTTATTCCATATTGATTTACCTAAACACCAATAGAAATAATGGTGTAAAACGCCACTAACCTCTTTCTTCTGATACTTTCCTCTTTTTGTATAAAGATAAATCACTTCACCCTTATCCAAAGTCACATACGGTGATTCATCATCAAAATAGAATACGTGCCGATTCTTATTTGATACATCATCTTCTTTACCATATGTGTTATCTAAGACAGCGTAATCCCATGTACTAACATCATCAGCTTTAGCCTTAAGAACTAAGCGTTCAGAATCGATCTCGCCTTTATTTTCAACACTAACAATCTCTAAATCCATTAGCAACTCCCATTGATATCAAAATATTTTATTGTGTGTAGTACTGGACTACAGATTAACAGTACAGCTATCATGTAGTTAACGTCAAATACGGCATAAATAGTCAATGAAATGGATTAATAGAACGCTAATCAGTACTGTTATCGTGTTGCTCATCGTAGTGATACTCGTACTGGTCGCTTTGTTGAAGTACTACACTACAGGTGAGAAGATGGAAGTAGGATCGTGGACAGATATAGGTTTACTTCTCTGCAATATGATTATGGCATGGGCTGCGTTGTATGCAGCATCAAGTGCAAGAAAATGGTTTGAGAAAAAAGTAAATGACATTGGGATTAAACAAACCGAAAAAATAATCCTTGCTCAGGAAAAGATAGTTACTGATATTATATTAGTAAGTAATAATCTATATTTTCTAACACCAAAAAACACAGAAAAAAATAAAGCCGAATCAGGATTCAAAAAAAAGTATATTGAACAACATGTTTTGGAGCTTGCTCGTAATAATGAATCATTAAACAACAACTGTGGTATTTTACATTATTTGATAAGTTCATTGGAAAAATTCAACTTAGGAATTAACACCGAACACGTTGAAACTGTAGAAACTTATTATTTAACCATAGCGAAACTAACTAAAAAAACACGAACCTTTCTTTTTGAATACACAAATACCCCATATGAAAATCAGGAAAAAATCGATATACTCAATAAATCAATGAAAGAAGTAAAAGAAAAACTAAATGAATTTGATAATATAAAAATCAGTAATTTAATATCACCTAAAAAATAATTATGTAGTACTGGAACTATAACGGTTCCAGTACTTCACTATATCAACCGCCGAGATCTGTACTGGTACGTAACTTGTATAGTTCGATGGCCTTATCACGTGTCACTCGTAACTTAGCATCTGACATGATGGTTCCCCATATCGTGCCATCTTGCTGTCTATAGAACGACTGCATAGCCTCGACATATGAATCACGGTACTTAATCCATGCGGTCTGTGATTTCTTCAAACTATTCTTGAACTCATCAGATTGATCGGCTAATAGTAGCTTATACTGCTTGTTCAACTCCGTGTCCCATGCTTTCAGACCAACACTGAAACATTCATTTGTGGCTAACGTATTTTCAGCCTTGTTAGTACAGGCTGATAACTGATCATCCAGTGCTTTAACGAAATCATCATTAGCGTATGATGCCGTAGTGATTGTTAATAGTAATGCTGCAAGTAACGCCTTTTTCATTATCATCATCCTTATTATCTAGTGGTAGTGATATTCCCTAGTGTTGACACTAAAATCAATAACCGCCTTGATTATGAAAAAATGGGTGATACTTGTTAGTTATAATATTTGGATTCTCGTTGTACAGTTCTGGCTTAGGGCGAACTACATGCTCTGGTAATTGTTGAGCTTCCCCCCAAGAACACGAAATAATCCTATTGGCAATTTTAGTTTTAGGAATTGCGTACTGCTCGTAGTACATGGTTCTCCAATTCGGATGATCCCATATCTTGGGAAAGTTACTACTACGAGATTGTCGGTACTCCTGACCATAACCTTGTGTCATTGAGTCATACAGCGGTTTTATTAACTGTTCTTCATACTTGGCATCACGGATACATGAGGAAGTAGCCATGATGTTATTCCACGCAGATAAAGATACTCCGTACTTTGTAAAGACCAATACTGCCGTACCTAAATCTGCTGATGATGGTGACATTTCCCGAATCTGATTCACTAACTTCACTTCTAAGGGATTTGATGTGTCATACGTTAAGCTCTCATCCCCTATATTCACTTTCTTGTACTTAGGCTTTTCCACCACTGGTGTTGTATCCGATGTTCCTGCCGATGTTGATGCGGTACTACCAGTTGTTTCATCGGCTGGTAAGACGGCCTGAGTAATGCCGATGGAGATCACGAAGGCCATGAAACTGACTGGAAGCGAAACTACCAGTACTGAAAAACTCCCCCAGCCTTTAGACCTCAGACGCTTGGCTACTCTCCTGTAAGCAACGATAGCCAAAGCAATGCAAGCTATGAAGAAAAACAATTTGATCACGAATAGTTTCCTTTTTTCAAGACGATACGGTACTGGATGGTAGCACATCCTTACGCTTACGATCGATAAAAACGATCGATAATTGATTTATGATCGTTTTTATCTATTAAAATCTATCAATACTCGTAACATCAATAGGTAATGTCGATCGGTATTGCTGAACGAATAAACTACTGATAGCATGATTTTTCTACATGGAGAGTAACTATATGGATATCAAAGAACTCAGCGAGTCTATCTGCTCATTCGTGAACTATGACGGGCGTTCACCCCTGAGTGAGAACGAAATCACAATCATCTATGAGTTTAAGAAACAGCTTTTTGCCAACAAAGGTGATGAGGTTGAACCTCGTGATGTGTTTGTTGAAATGTACTTGAAGCATTATAAACATTAAGAATGGAGTAACTATGTTTTGTGATATTTATAGAAAAAGCAGTCTAAAGAAATACACAAAAAAAGCATCTGAAGATAAAATTGACGATAGTGTTGAACCATTCATAAACGATTACTTTAATTCTAATAGATATTACTTTGAATCTCTATTAGGAGAAAGAGTTTCAAGGAAAAAAAACCTTTCAAAAAATGATCTAATTATTTTAAAAGAAGCATATGAAAAATCCCATCAGATAAAAAACTTAGAATTAGACTTATATTGGAAGAGAGCAACATATTGTTGGTCACTAGTCGCAGCATTGATTACCACATGCGGGTTATTATTTTCGATTTATTTAAAACCTGAAAATGTAAATGATAGAAATGAAGGGATACTTATTTTTATTGGGGCAATATCAATTGTAGGTGTAACTATTACAATTATATCATCATTGATTTCCAGTAGCGGTGAATATTGGAAGAAAAATTGGGAGTCTCATGTTTCAATGCTTGAACCGTTATTCAGTGGTAGAATCTACTCTACTCATCTAGTACCGGGAAGATATAGACATTCAATTTCAAGATTAAACAAACTACTATTTTACGTAGTGATTTCTTGTTGGATAATGATAGTGGAGCTGTTAATTTTTATAAAGTTAGGGAGTAGGGATGATTTATTTTACTCATCTATTTTTTCTTTATTTTTATTTTTCTTTTTAATAATATTTATTATCTATAAATTTACTGCATCAAAAAATAAAGACACTGAGTTTTTGATTACTGGATATAGAATCACCGTAAATAAAGAATTAAAACCCTTACCTTATATTATATGGAAATCTATTAGTGGGATTATTTCAGAATTATCAGTTGCACTTTTTACTCTGATTATTTTGTATCTGTGTATTTTTATTATTTCAAAATATGGGATGAAAATCATCTTTCCTTCACCTTTGGAGTTACTTGAAGGAATAGCATCTGATATTAAAAATGTATTTAATGAAAAATAATAATCATGCGTTAAGGAAGATATGTGAAATATTTCAAATGGATTATATTAGTACTGTTAACTCCCATATCAATATTCACTCTAGGTGTGATTTATAATTCATTCATATTGAGCCAGTTTGAATGGGGCAGTGTATCTGATTGGGTTAGTAGTACAGCTAACGTCGTGATGGCTGGAGCTGCCTTATATGCAGCATTGAGTGCTAAAGATTGGTTTACTCAGAGAATCAAAGAAGATGGTTATAAAGCTGCTTATACATTTATAAATCATGACATACCAGACATATACAATACCCTTCAGATATCAAAGGGAATACTAAGTTTAAATATAAAAACATTCTATGATATTGAAAGATTAATGTCAAAACACTTCGACTTTAAACGTGATTATGAAGCAATGTTAAAAGTAACCAATGCCAGAGAAAATATAAAAAAAAATACATCTATATTTTCTCTGCACGGCTTTTCATTAAAAATTGAAAGAAAGGAAATTTACGATAAATTCATTACATCAGTTGATAATGCAATTACTTATAATCAAGTTGCTTGGCAAATGCTGAATCCTCAAAACCCATTCCCTATGCAAAGTGATAATAATTTCTCTATCATATTTGAACATGTTTCAAAATCATTTGAGTTAGTTGATTTTTATTATAAAAACCTATTATCACCAAATGATAAATTTAACGATGTATTTAATACTCCTAAGTAA